ACAGCTCATGGAAGCAGCGACAAGCGCTACTTCTTCATCATTTAAATAAACAGAAAAAATTGCAACATGACTAATATCCGACTCACCTGTGAAGGTAGTGGCATATGTCCCTCCGATTCTCAGTGGTACGGACGCAAGTAATCTGCTCGTAGCCAGCGGCTGGTTGCCTTTTACGTTAGTAGTTAAATTCCAGGCCTGCGTCCCCCCAGCGACACTTGTCCTTAAGCATCGAATTCCCCAATTAGCGGCCACGTCTGCTATTTGCGCAGACGCACTCGTCGAGCCATCGCCAGCAGAATTTAGGCGATTAGCTTGCCCGGTTAGTGTCGAATCAGTGATGTGGTAGAGCTCTACGCCGCCCGATAGCCCATTAGACGCACCTCCGTAGTTACCAACATAAGGCACAGCCGTAGAGGTTCCGGTACCACCAAGTGGACCGGACGCCTTGCCAACGACAATAATTGTGAGATCCGGAGTTTCTGCGATTGCTGTCTCAAGGTAGTTTGACCCACCTTTGAAACGAGCATGAGTGCTGAAAACGACAGGCGCGCCAATCACCTTGGCATTTGATTTTCCTAAGGCTCGATTGAACCCGACCCTCTCAATGGCAGTGTCGAAACAGAACCAACCTTCGAGTCCGCGCGAGACAGGTGGAATAACCTTGGTGTACCAGGGTGCCAAGGCACCTGGAGAAACAAGTTTGATACCCATACAAATTCCTTAAATTAATCCTAGGTAGGAGGCAGTGATGTAAGGAGCGATACTGCTAAAAAGTCTCTGCCGGTTAGCTTGACCGGGATGTGTGGCGTCGGAAATCTGAACTACGGAAAAACCAGTTACTTGGTCAATTGTCCCTGCGGTCGTCTGATACCCGACCTCAGGATCGGAAAAAGCCCAAGAAGGAACGACTATTGTGTTGGGATTGCCAATGCCCTTATGCAGAGCCATCACCGCCCGAATGAGTGGGATGTACTTATTCGTCCAGTCGGAATTTCTTGCTGTGTGGTATGGTAATCCAGGAAGAAAGCGAATGATCTTTGCACTTGGCCATGCGGCTCTCATGCGCAAAAACATCAAACCTTCGTTGTCGTTAACGTAACTCTGGATCGCACTGACTCCGGACAACTTGCCAAAATCGTTCATGCCGAGACCATAAACAATCACGTCGGGCGTCTGCAGATTGAATCTCGATTGGTAAAACGCGAAGTCCAAGACATACCCATTTCGCACGATTGACGGATCATCGTTGGAGGTTGCAGGTCGAATGAATGGGTTCCGGTTCCGACGCTCGATCTTCGAGAGGGCCAGATACTCAGACTCACTACCTACAGGAACAGGGATAGTGATCTCAGTTATTGTTGCGTACGTGAAGTTGGCTGTTTCATACGCCTCTCTTGCCTCGCCGAGCGGCCCCGTTTCGTTGTAGGCCTGATTTTCTACACCAGAACCTCCAATGGTGCCTATCCAGTTTGAGTCCCGCCCATTTTTTTGAATGGCAGCCTTCATTATCTGAGCGCCTTGGCGATTGCTGATGCTGTCACCAATCAGAAGCACTTTCGGTGAAATGCCTACATCAGATGCCACTGGCAGGTCAACCATCTGCAAGTCAAGCAGATGTTGATAGACGCCGTTCAATGGGTCTCGCAGTTTCAGCCTTGCAGATGATCCATAGTCCGAGCACTGAACAATAAGATCCGAGCTCGATGTCATCGAAGCTGGTGTGGTAGTGCTCCATATTGAAGCTACTACTCCGCTTGCGAGATCCCGGTTCGATATCAAGCTAGGCACGTTGATATGCACTGGAACGCCAGCAGAGGTCACTAGTTTAGGTGAAAAGTAAGCGCCATCAGCAAGCGGTGAGCCGGGCGTTGATTGAGATACAGGTGCCTCGCCTGGATCCGAGAGGTCCTTGAGAATATTGTCTTCTGAATCGACAACATAGAATCCTGGGAGTGAGGTTGTGCCAATAGACAGAGGCCCCAAAGACAGATAATCCTCACCCGCGTGAATGACCGCACCACCCTCAGTATCGTAAATGCCCGACTCGATAGCATGTGTAATTGCATCAACAGACGGTGTGCGGGTTCGCTGTGGAGTAATAACCAGGAACTCTCCGCCCTCCTCATCAGCCAGAGCCAGCGCGGCCTCTTCAGAAGCTACGAGCAAGGGTGATTGGCCCTGCATGAGATCAGTGACCTGATCTATAGCGGTCTTATTGGGGTAGGTATCAAGAAATACTGCCTCTCCACCGGAATTACGGTAGGCATTGACGTACTCGTCCTGGGCGCTAGACAACACGCTGAAGTTCGTGCCGTCTACAGTGCCTTCCAAGCCAAGCGCGACGGAGGTATAGGGCATCGCGCCGCCCAGCAGAGTTGCCAGGTTGGCCATTACCATAGCGTTGGTCGGCCTCCATACTCCAGGCGACACTTCCATCATCTTCACTTCTGGGGACAGCAGTAGCTCGTTCGTCGTCCCGACAATCCGGTCCAGCTCCTGAATGGTCTGTTGGCCGCTCATCAAATCTTCCTCAATAAAAAGCCCGCACTAGGCGGGCTTGGTAACTGCTTCGGCGTCATGCCGGCGGGAACTGGTCGTCGTAGGTGTAAACGCGGGCGTCGTAGGGCATGGCCCTCATGGCGCTATTGCCGTTGGCTGGATCGGACAGCGTGATCAGAGCCGGGTACGCCCAGCGTGCCGCAGGGCCGAACAGAATGTGCGGCGGCTCCAATGGACCATCCACCTCGGGCGTGAAGTCGAGAGCATCGACCCTGGCGGTGTACTCATCCACTTGCGTTGCGGTCCATGGGCCGGACAGATTTCCGTCCAGTTTTCGAACACCGATTAGGTGCTCGCCACCCGCGCTGAAATCTAGCGGCTCGGACGACGTCAGCAGCGTTCCCGACCCTGTAACCTTAAAGGCCAGCAGGATCGAGCTCTGGCAACGCCTGTCATCTCCAACGGCTGCGAAGCTCAAGTAGCCGCTGTTGCTGCCATCCATCTCGGTTTCCCAGGTGTAGATGTCGGTCCGGAACTTCTGGTGGCCACGCCGGCGCATGCCGAACCTCCAAGCCCTGGTCTCGTCGCTGAACCCGGGCATCTTGATCTTCTCGACCTTGGTGCCCAGATCGCCCGGCCACCGACATTCAACCGTCTCCCAGGCCCAGGTGGTGCGTGAGAATAACTCCACATCCACACCGTCGAAGTCGTTGATCGATGGCATGGCTCCGCTGATCTTCAGCATCTTGGTCATGTTCTGCGGCGAGTAGGTCTGCGTTTTCGGGCCGTAGGTCACGTCGAACGCGGCACGGGCGCTGTCCCGAACCGGGCGCAACAGGCCCCGGAAGGTCACCAGTTCGCCGAATCCGCACGCCAGGGCGTTGTTCACCATGTCCTTGACAGTGATGGTGGAATCCAGCGTCTCGTCGTAGGTGTCGCCCCGGGCAACGCAGGTGTTGTGGAAGGCCTGCCACTCTGGAAGATCCAGGTCATCATCCGTGTACCCGCGCTGCTTCAGCTGGTAGATGCACCAGGGCACGATGTCGCGGCTTGGCCCGGTACCGCCCTCCATCAACGGCAGGATACGTGTTGCCTCGACGCTGACCTGGCTCTCCGACTGCGCAGACAGCCGGTCACCGCCACGGATGTTGCAGGTCATCACCGTCAGTCCCGGGTAGCTGGTGGGCGAGTTCTGCATGCGCCCGCGCAGGTCCGTCCATGTGGCGTCATCCCTCGCCTCATCGTTGATACGGCCAGGGCGGTCCACGTACTGCTTACGGATACGTGCCTCGGCCCGCATCGCATACGGCAGCGACACGCGCTCGGTGAAGCCTTGGGCGTCAAGCGACCCGCCAACGTTCATCTTCTCGATGACCGTCCAGGCGCCAGCCACGTCCATGTCGCGGTATTCAAAGACGTAGTAGGTCGGAATCTCGTAGATCTGCCCCTCCCGACCGATACCGGCCAGGCCGTTGGCATAGGTGACCGTCCATTCCAGCTCGGTGACCTTCTCGTTGTCCGGGCAGCAGGCGAATGGCCCACGGTACCCGCCCTGCAGGTTCGAGGCGTCCAGCGTGATCAGACCGTTTACCGTCTGCATGGCGTTGAAGCCAGGCCAGCCTGCGTCAGTCGAGCCGGACGAGGTCAGGCGCTCAACCTCGAGCAAGCTCGTGCTGAAGGCCGTGATCCGGTACCGAAGACCACGGGGCCCTATGGTTGCGAGGCCCTGGCCCAGAGCCAGGCCCACCACAGGCGATCCGCCATCGTAGTCCAGCGTCATTTCCGCTGGCTGCTCGGGAATGGCGCTGGTCGTGGCCGTGCCAGTCACCCCGACCGGAGAGGATCCCAGGATCGTAGATGCGTCGGTCGCCGTGATGGCCTGCCCAGCGAACGGGGTCAGCTCAACGAAGCGCAGGAGCCCGCTGCTCTGCTGCGCCTGAAATGGCGTGCCGCTGAGCAGGGTATTCAGGGCAGATACAAGGCCGGTGAGGTCGGTCGTTGCCGTGTTGAGCGTGATCGGGTAGGTGGATGCACCACGGACCAGGCTAAAGCTCAGCGGGGTGACGTCGAAATCATAACGGGTTGGCGCAGCTGAGCCGGTGAGCGTGGACGCGGTGCCCGGGTTGGCCGGCACTGCTGGGCTGTATGGGGTGTAGCTGTGCACCACGTACAGGCCCGCATTTGCACCGGCCACCTCGATTAGCATGCCTGCCGTTGGGTTCAGCATTTCCAGCGGACCACGCACGATGTCGCGCCCCGCACCGCCATCGATCACCGTGTAGGTGTACGGAGCAAGCACACGGACGATGATCCCATTCGACCAGTCGGCCGGGAACTGGCCAGAGCCGGCCGGCACGCTGATCGTATCACCCACGAACTGGTACGCCGAAGCCGTGGCC